AATACTGGGTTGAATACGGTACAAACAAGGAGTTATCTGTAGACTCTAATCTGCGTCATAATATCAGTAACACAATTACTGTAGATGACTGGGATGAAGTTGAGCAGTACTTGTTTGATAACCGTGAGTGGTTTGCTGGTGTTTCTTTGTTGAGTTCAATGGGGGATAAAGCGTATGCTCAAGCCCCATTCACAGAGGTGTTCACAGCAGAGCAGATTCTAGGTAAGTATGGAGACGCTTCGCTACTAGCCTCTGGCCTTATTGTGGACGGTCTACAAGCCTTTAATAGCAATCTATGGGTTGCTTGCGATACAGCTAATGGTTTTGGTCAGAAGCTAGATGTTGAGTGCAAAGAGCAGTTGCTTAAGCGCGACTGGATTCGACGAGCTAATAAGTTCGCTGTGAATTACTTCAAAGGCGATGTATTGGTTATGACGAACTGCTTAAAGGATTGCTACAATCTTCATAAGTGGATTACTATTAATCGTAGTATCAAGCCTATTGATTTTGCAAAGCAGCTAACAGAGAAGACTTTTATTAATGCTGATACACTCGGTAGCCAAGGCTGTTCAAATGGTCAGTGTGAAATCGTATGGTAGAAAATAATGAAATAATTAGGAGGTACTGTGCTGGTGACAATATTTTAGATATTATTAACCTAACAGTACCTCCGTTAACTACATATTCTTTCTATAAAATACTCCGAGAGAATAATATAGAGCTTAGAGGGGTTGTGTCAAAACGTAAGGTGGTTCCAGATGATACGATATTAGTTTGCCAGTGCTGCAGTAAGAGTAAGCCTGCACACGAGTTTAGTAGACATACCGGAACTAGAAATGGTTTTGATACTTACCGTTGTAAAGCGTGTAAAAGTGCAAAGGTTAAGTGGAGTAATGTATCTCTCCAGAAAAGAATATTCCATAGAATAAAGAGCAGAGCTACAAGAAAAGGTCTTGAATTCAATCTTGAGCTTTCAGATATAAAACTACCAGAGAAATGCCCTGTCTATAATCACGCCTTCATTTATAATGATACTGAGTGGACTTACTCTGTAGATAGGATTGATAATTCAAAAGGCTATACTAGAGAAAATATTCAAATTATTTCTAATAAAGCAAACAGACTTAAAAATAATGCAACTATCGAAGAAATTACAATTCTTCTAAAATGGATGTTGTTAAATGCACCACCTAACCAATCCGAGCTATAATTAACATTTTAAGGAGATAATATGCGACTGATTAAACTACAATCAAAGAACTGCCAACCGTGCAATCAACTCCAGAAGCTACTTGACTGTGTAAGCCCTCTAGACCGACCAGCTACAATTAGCTATGATGTCTTTGACTATCCAGAAGTAGCTAAGAAGTACAATATCCGTGCTGTGCCTGTTTTGATTCTAGAAGACAATGAAGGTAAAGAACTGAAACGAATCTCTGGATTGCCTACTGTGAAAGAACTTCAGAGCTTCCTTAATCTATAACTGACAAAAGAAAACGCCCGTAGTACCAAGGATCATTCCAAGGCGCTACGGGCGTTTTCTTTTGTCATGTTCTCAATACTATCAGCGCAATCTATCCTTTCAGGACAACTAATGCTTTCTTAATCCTAGCTAGCCTATCATCTAGTCCGTTATAACCACCATTAATAGCTTTCGTCAACCCCTTCCAGTCCTGTATATCACAGAATCTATTCAAGGTGTTATTATCCCAGTACCAGCCTGCGCTTAATACTGCATAAGGAACACCAATTAGAAGGTCAGGATGGGCCGTAAAATCAACGTCAAGAGCTAAACCACACAGAATATACTGCTGCTTTCCTGTTAGCTGTATGAGGCCTCTACCGCGATATAGCCAACCTTCACCTGATGCTTCATCTGCATTACCCATACGGTTAGCATAGACTTTACTCCCGATTATCTTAGGATTCCGGTGGTACTTTACTGCTGAGTCCTTATTGAATCTAGCAGGCCATGTCTTGACTAAGCCCTCTTTGGAGTAATTCAGGTTCTCCTCAAGAATAGTGAAGTTCATTGATTCGTGTTGACACTGACCAATGAACCCAGCTTGTCTCTGTGGTGTATTTAGATTGAACCTAGAGAAACATAGGTTAAGACCATCAAGGTACTTCAGGTCTATACCAAGAGCTTTCAGGTGTAGTTCTGTCAGTGGATTACCTGTTTGCATCACAACCTCTCAGTCATCTTATCTATCACACGGTCTTTACTCTGAGAGCTACGGCTAGAACCTCTGTGGAAATTCACAACAGTACCAGCCATTGTCCATAACGAACCCAAGCCCATGTACACCAGCTCTTTATTCTCCAGAGGTACACCCTTAAAGAAAGCTAACCATGAGCAGATAACTGCAGCAGACACAATGAGAAAATCCAAGATATACGCTGAGTTCTGTGCAAGAAATCCAGAGCTTGCACTCGTCTGAATAGCTGTGTTCATTGCTCTGGCATCTGCAGTATTAGCGTTAGCTTCTTTTGTCATGAACTCCTCGTGCATTGCAGCCTTAGCTTGTACCTCTAGAATCTTCTCAGGTGTCATCTGGGGTTCTAGCGTAATACCTAGTTTATCCTGAACATAATCCAAACCCTTTGCAGCTACAGCGTTAGCTACATTAGGTAGATTATTTGTTATAAGGGATGTGATAATCCCTGAGATTAATGCTAGCATACTAGCCTCCTTTTCTGTTCTATCTACTTAATGAACTCACCTAGCCTAGTACCTATCAAGCTAAGTAGTCCCAGTCCCATTACAGCAATACCACCCTTCATAATCCACTCCAGTAAAGATTTAGTTAACCCAGTCTTGTACTTCTGCAGAGCAGCAGCAGCTTCTATACTCTTTGTATGAAATGTTCTATGACCGTCGAAATCAGGCTCACCTAGTTCATTTCTTGTGAATGCTTTACTCTGTGTAGTCAACCTAGTCTCGATGGTGTCTAGCTGCTTCTGTATAGCCCCTAGAACAGCGTAGATGTCCTTCAGGCTTGGATTGTGCTTACTAGGTGCTGAAGGTCCAGAATGACCGTCTGTGTGCCTTCTATTAGGGTGCTGTGTATTAGCTTCTGATCTGTTGTAATTCCTTCGGTCTACTCTGTTTGAATAGTCGCTGTAGTCAATGTGCTGATCCTCATCCTCGTACTGCATTAGCCACCTCTATTTTCTCTTTATGTAATGGCACGTTGTACGCTAGATACCTGCTATCTGGACATTCACTATCTATAAACTCACCTTGTTCTATTTTCTTAACTCCACGAGCTAGAATATTAGGTCTAGCCCATACCCATATAGCGATTAGAGCTAATGCAATCTCACCCCCGATAGCAGCAGGGGGTGGTTGTACTGAGATTAACATAGAGGTTACAACATAAGCCCACAACGTAGCATTCCACCCCGCGAAGTACCTTGCGAACTTACTGTGCATATCATCCATCAGGACAATGCTCATTTGAGTTACTGCTGAAGCCAAGAACAGGACGCCCCATACTTCTTCGTTAGTTACTTTCTGCATGAGAATGTAAGTAGGTCTAGTGAACGTATCTCCGGGCCATAACAGCATTACAGCCCAGAAGAACTCAGATAAAGCCAAAGAGATTCTTGAAGCTATAAGGTCAGAATCCCATAGGGCTTTGCTCAGGTTATTAATTAGATCGTTCTTCATAAGCATCAGCAGTGATTGCCTGTTGGATCAAACACATCAAGCATACCTTCGCAAATCAGAGTAGCTACTTTTAGTTTGTACCCACTTTCATAAGTCTTGTAACGCTTTAATCTAGTAGTAACTAAGCACTCCTTTGGTAACTCAAGGAATACAAATGTTGCTATAAATACATTAGCGAATACATCGCAGATTATGCCTACAAGAACATAAGGAATAGCCAAAGCTAGATTAATACCTTTGAGTTCTTTTCTGAGAGATACCCGGTAAAGTCCCATAACTTGTACATAGAATCCCCAGAATAACCACAAGAAACCCAGAGTGTATAAGAAGTAACTTAATACCTCATAAAGTGTTGTAGTGAGCATATTTCCACCTATTGCATTGCTGCTAGAATAATGAGTTTTCTTGACTCTTGAAGTAACCCGGCTTGTACTAGAGCAGCTAAGCCTAGTTCAGTTCTTGGGTCATCTAGAGTGATATACCCCGCTGCAAGCATCTTGTCGTACCAGAGCTTAACTTGTGCATTTTGCATAGTAGCTTGGACTACAGCGAGTTGTTCTGCTTCTGTGAATAAATCCAAGTAATCAAGGCTGGTGAACTTCTTAAATTCAGGTGTAACAGTGTTAATCTTTAAATGTTCAACGAGTTCTGCACTGGAGAGAGCACTGAACTCTCCTGTAATTAGATAATCCTGTGTACCGTCTGTTTCAAATGCCCAGACTGTATTATCATTTTTCTTGTAATATTTCATTATGCCCTCAATTCTGACCAAAAGTTCGACCCAACAGTACCACCATCCAGCGCCACGGAATAACTACTCCCATGCGGGACCACAATAGTATGGAGCAAGTCTATACCTGTACCGTTTGAATTGCACTTACGGTAATTTAAAGCTGCCCCGTTTACATTAAAAGTAACACCACCTCCTGCAGATAGCATAACCCCTGCAATTACCATAATACTTCTACCAGTGGTATTAGTGTAAGTTGTTCCAAATACTCTACTACCAAGCACATTCTGCCAAGACTGACCTACACCAAAATGCTGATTGTCGGTTGTAGCAGTAGCTGCATTACCTGTACACACCAATGATGTGTCAGCGTACCTAGCACTATCTACCCTCACACCATATGTGGCTGTCCCGTCCCACCCCATAAGCGTGGGTCTGGAAGGTTGCCACTGTCCTGTGGGGTTGGTATTATTTACAGCAGAACCGTTTGGCGATGTTCCAGCTGATGCGTCAAAAATAGTATGGTTATTACCGTAGAGTTTCCAAGCAAGCTGACCAATCACATTGTCGATTGTTCCGTAGGTAGTCCAATTTGTACTGTCCCCACTTAACTTGGTAGCAGTTGCTGCATTACCTTGTAGTACGCACGTAGAACTCAGTGTCTTATTGGTCAAAGTCTGTGTAAGATCAGTCTGTACATTACCAGCACCTGATACTAATGCCCAGTTCGTAGTATCTGCTGTTGGATCAGTACTACCAGCACCTGCTACTTTTCGTCTATAGCTGAAGAAGTTCACAGGACTCCATACTACAGCACCTTCACTGTAAGTAGTACCTGAAATCCATTTAGTGACGTTAGCAGAAGCATTAGCTGCAGTAGCACTAGCAGCAGCGTCTATTTTGCTAGCCAATGCACTAGCAGCGTCAGCGTCAGCAGCTACAGCCGTAGCATTTGTCTCTGTTACGAACGTAGGTAGTGCTACCATAAAAGCATCAGCTCTTGCACTGAAGTTCGAGGGGTCTTGTCTTGTTGGTGGTGTTGGTAAAGCAGTAATTGTCATATTTATCCTTATTGATTATATTCTCTGACTTAGGTTAATGTTAGTTTCTACTAACTTAAGCTATAACGCTAGGCAATGCCTAGCTTAGACTCTCAATCTCTAGGCTACACAAGCAGTAGCTCGGGTATCCGATATTTGTGTTAAAGTCCCGGTAGAAACCGTAGACTACAAGTGCCTCTTCGTATGTTGGATTATCAGATGCAATCCAGACGCAGGGTTTAGCTCTGATTGAGTACAGTAATTGCTGGACTTTATTCAGGTTGAAGTTCTCTACGTTAACAGAAGCTGTCAAGCGTTTACTATAAGGACGTTCAACGAACGTAATAGCCCCGAACTCATCTGTTTCTTTCTTGCTGTAGTCGATAATACCTGAAGAAGCTCCATAGTTAGTATTACCTAGTTTTGTAATACTGCCCCATACTGCTGCACCAATGGACGTAGTAACTGCTGAAGTGAATTCAAGAGTAACATGGGAGTTAAAGTACGGAGGTATACCTTGGAACACTACTTGGGTTCTTTTAAGTAAAGGATCAAGGAAGAAATAATCATACCAAGACAGGACATTACCTCCAGACAACCCCACGGTTTCTTGATATACAACAGCTCCACCTATACCGTCACGTACTGTTATAGTAACAACATCGGCGTTGAGGTTAATCAAGGCAAAGGAGTCTATTGTACCCGTGGCTATAACTACAGTCAAGGAAGTACCTGCAGTAGTAGCAGTACCTGTTTGCTGGTCGAACATCGCGTGTTTATTATCTGGGCCAACCAGCACCCACCAAGCCGGGGATGTATTTGGGGTGTGATTCAGGTTAGTATTCTGGATACTCTCGTAGATTGAACCCAAGTACGTAACTCTGTTTCCTGTAGCGTAAGTAGTTCCAGAGGAATACGTGGAGTACGCTTCAGTTGCTGTGGAGTACAGTAATCCCGTACCAGTTACAATATCAGCAGCGCGTGTTACTGTAGAGGAAGTCGTAGGAATGTATGATGTTAGTGTACTTCCATTCTCTACCTGAAGACCCCAAACAATACAAGTGTTACCTATTTCATTAGCTTTAGGGGCTACACGGGCGTCTATGGATGTTTGACCAACTACAGCAGGGAAAGCAACCCAAAGCCTATACCACCCATTACCATAATCCACGTAACCACGAGCAGTATGTAGTCCAGTATTGCCTGTGAACTCCAGAGTATTGAAGTCCCAGTACATAGCGTAATCAATTGTACCTGAGGAAGCAAAAATAATAGGTCTAAAAAGCACAGCATTGGAGGGGTTAGCGCCTCCTTGCTTAACAAATACACTCTGCACATGAGCCCCTGCTGGCGACGCTGTTGTTGATATGTACGGGTCGCTTAAATCGTTAATTACTAACGTATCCGCTGACATTAAGCCATCTGGAGCTATTGTGGTGTTATCAATAGAACCTGCGTCACTTGTTGTCTTCCCAAAGAACTGCTCAGAATACGTTGCTAGATTAGTACCTTCTGGTTCCAGTAGAACACCCTCGCTTTTAAGCGTAAGTGGATTATGGGTAAAGCGTACTACATCAATACCTGCAGTTTGAATTAACCCTGAACTGTTAACATAAGTAGCTGTACTCGCTCGGGTTATTGTGCCGTCTGTACTAGGGAATACTGCGGGTTTAAGAACTAGCATAATCCACTCCTTGTTTTATCTATAATTATTTTCATTAGTATCCTTATAAACCTTAAAGAAACACTGGAGGTTTAAGTCCAGTGTAATAGCTGTTAGACCACAACAGTTACTTGTACGCTCTGACCATCTGGAATTACTCTATCTAGTAACTTAGCAGTCTTAGCGTTGTGCATAACATCAGCTTGCACTTCGATACGCAATAAATCAATATTAGCGTTTAGGGCTTGCACTGCTGTTACTACTGCAGAGTTATCAATCACAATAGAAGCACCTGTTGGAGCTTGCAATGTACTGATGGCTGCAGGTGCTGTAGTTGAACCCAAAGTAGATACTGTCGTAGCACCAGCACCTGTACTCATTAGATTAGCCAAGTTCTGAGCCTGCCCGAAAGCTGCAGCAGTTCTAGCCATCCATTCTGCGTTTGAACTAGACGTAGCTTTGATTGCTGCGCTTAAATCAGGTAGAATAGCTGCTAGTTCATCTGCGTAACCAATCCGAGTTTCACCTGTTGTAGCCAAAGCCATTGAATAGGTTTTATCAAATTCGTACTGCTGGTTCTTCACGAGTTCAGTGGGGGATAGACCAGTGCCTCGTACTTCAGCAATAGCAGCATTGAGCTTGTTAGCGCTATCAATCATTGCCTGTACCATATCTGCCATAGCCTTAGCTGTATCTGCTGCTGCACTTGAGGCTTCATCTAGAGTAGGTGCTAGGTCATTCACAGTTCCTTGTAGCGATAACAGATACGCTGTGTATTGCGCGTTAGCTACAACACCTTGATCAAGCGCAAATGCACTGTCAACTACACCTCTGTACCACGCACGCATATCTTCGGTAGTCTGAGGTAGTACCAGACCAATACCTGCGAATGTCTTCGTAGCAATCTCTAGTGCTTTATTGGATTGTTCAGTACTACTGTAGAAGTTCTTGAAGTACGTATCTATACTTGCAGCGAATTTCTCTACACCACCAAAAGCATCGATTAGAGTACTTGCAGCATTACCTGCTGTTATTGTACTTTTCATTAATGTAATCTCTAGCGTGTCAAATACAGAGTTAACCGTAACTAAGCTAGTAGCTAGGCGCTTCAGTGCAGTACCTGCTGTTTCACCTTCTTTGACGAATTCACCGGGTTTCCATGTTGTCACTATAGAACTTTTTATGCCCATCCAACCACTTCTTACAACTGCAGTTTCAAAAGTACCGAGCAATGTCTCAGCCATTGAGTTACCAAAATCATTCAAAACATTAGTAAGAGTCTGCTCTACATTAACGCCTCTTAGGTTCACAGATATGCTCTTGGTGTAACCGTTAATTGAGTCCGCAGCTAATCCTAGAATATTAGCGTAAGTTTTAGTCTCGGCTGTTATCGCAGTTAGTGCTAAGTTGAAATAGTCCGTAGCTGGTTTTGATAACGACGAGTAGTCAGTACCTTCTTTATTACTTCTGAACCAGCCTCCATCTTGTGACCACTTAGCATACTCTTGAAGGTTAGCACCACCTGTTGCACTTAATGTTCCAGTTAGTCCTGTACTATTTACTTCTTTCTCACTCATACCGAATAAAGCATTTACAAGTCCACCAATGACTGCTCCAAAGAAAGTACCAACAACAGGGAAAACATAAGTACCTACAGCAGCACCAATTGCTGCCATACCTGTTCCGCTGACACCTCCGACTTGTTTATCACCAGCAAGTAAAGAGCCCACAGCAATACCACCGGCCCATTGAGCAGCAGCTGTACTCATAGCACCTGCGGATTTGGACATGCTTGCAGCAGCCTCGGTCATCTGAACAGTAGGTGCAGCGTAAGATGAGCCTGTAGTTAACCCGTAGTTAACCCCGCTTTGTACTGTAGATAACCCCATAGATTGTCCTGCTGCACTTGTAGCAAACTGAGTAAATCCAGCAGTTACACTTGTACCTATACTCGCAAACCCTCCTGAAATAGCATCATAGATGGACTTGATGCCGCTTACCACACCGAGTGCACCGCCAGCGCCACCACTAGAAGTCCCACCCATCAACATACCCATTACTGAGTTCGTAGCTGAGTTCATCACGGTGTTAACTACAGCATCTACAGTTATAGTAATCTTGTTCCTGAAAGCAGCCACAATAGAATCTCTGAGCTTTTTACTTCCGGCTTTACCACCGTCAAATAAAGCAGTTACAACAGCATCTGTAATTGACGCTTTAATCGCATCAAATTCCTTCTGCATATCCTGCGCGAACTGCAGAGCTACACCTGCGTTAATAGCTTTGATTTTCTCTGCAGAGCGCATGTACGCTTCATCATTGAACCTCTTGATAGTACCAGCGTCACCAGCGTATTTCTCTTGAATATCCAGTAAGTCCCTCTCAAGCTGAACTTGAACTTGCTTGAGTTTAGTCTGCGTCTGGAATTCCTGAGTCAACTTCTTCTGTTGTTCTTCTGTTTTACCCAGAAGACTCATTTGAAATTCAATCTCTTTAGTTTGCAGTACGAGTTCGTTACGCTTTAGGACTTCAGCATCAAAGTCCTTGAATATCGCTGTGTCTTTTTTACCTTGTTCTTCTAGTGTTTTCTTCCAAGCATCACCTACTTGCTTCAAGGCTTCCGCTAGTTTAATTGCTCGGGGTTGTTGATCATTTAACTCGGACAGGGCTACACTGTATTCAACAGTACCAATTAATCCTTGGTTAAGCAACCACACTAAGTCACGTTCTGAGTTATTGTAATCCTTGTTTAACCCCAAGGCTTTATTCTTAATATCAGCAAGACGTTCTAATGCACGTTCATTCGTTTTAGCTACTTTATCTACAGGAGCTTTCTTCTGAGAGTCAGTCCACTCTTGTCTAGCAACCTGCTCAACCTTAGCTAGAACTGCAGCACTCTCCGCAGCACCATTTAGGTCTTTTCTATAGTTCTGTACTGCTTTAGATACATACTCAAGTTGGGTAACTTGTGTCTTACTCTGCGTTAGCAATTTAGCGTTCAGCCCAGCTTCAATCTCAGAGTTTCTTGTCATTGACTTAGTATCATCAGAGTTAGCTTGTCTACGAGAAGCCTCAGTTGCAGCTAGATCATTAATTCCAGCTATCTGCTTCTTTATACTATCTTCTATGAGTTTTAATCTAGCAGCTTCATTCCCTTTGTTACCTTCGTAATTAGCTAGGTCTAATTGATCTCTTTGTACTTGAGCTAGCTGCTGACGTAACGCCTCAATAGGTGAGGATTTATACATGATACCTTTAAAAGCAGCAGAGAAGAAATTAGCTATACCTGCACCGAGGTCTTTAATGAATAAAGCAAAACCATTGAAATCTTCTTTCATTTGGTCAGTACTCATGCGATTAGCTGCAGCCATTGCATTCATAGATAGCGCAACAGCCTCTGCCATTAGCCCCTGTTTCTGCAGTTCAGCTACAGCACGTACAACTTCAGGTGAGAGATTGCCAGTAGCAATGATCAGCTCAGACAGAGCCTTAACTGGATCTTCCTTGAGTTTAGCAAATGCTTTAACTGTATCCTCAATAGCAACACCAGCGTACTTCTGCATATTTACTGCAGATTCAGTCACTAGCTTAATCTCTTCTTTTACGAAGCCACCTTCTTTAGCCATAGCTGCGATAACATCCAGAGCTTTACTTGTGCTGATACCAACATCATTCATGCTCTTAGCATAACCGATAGCTTGTACTTGAGATACACCCAAGGATGCACCATTCATTGCTAAGCTAATTGCTAGAGCATCCTGTTGTTTGATCACTTGGTATAGAGCTACACCCATAGCAATCAACACAGCAATACCAGATACCGCCATTACACCAGCGAGTATCTTAAATGCTGATCCTAGTTTTAGTATTGTTTGAGCGAACTTATCCCCAGCATCTGCTCTGATTGACATTGCCAGATTAACTTCTTGCATTGCTTTACTGTATCCAAAGAGTTCAATAGTACCAGTAGATAAGCTCTCACCGAGATTCTTCAAACCACCAACAGCCATAGTACCAAAGGCTTTACCAATATTAGTGATGTTCTTGTACATATTAGGCAAAGCACTCGCTAGAATACCACCCATCTTATCTGCTTCAATACCAGCTAATGAGAATTGATCCGCTAGTTGACCACCCTGTTGTACAGCGATTGTGTACAGCGATTGTTGACCAGTTAGTAAACCTGAGAAAATGTCAGTTAACTGCGGCCCTACAGCACGAGTTACATAGTCCACTTTATCTTGGTAAGCAGCTAAATCATCTGTTTGTTTCTTGAATGCTTTTGTGGTTTGAATCTTCTCTAGGCTCTTACGATAGTTATCCAGCTTGTGAGAGGCGTCAATACCTACTACACCACTTTTAGTCAAGTGCTCTTGGAACTTCAGTAGACGGTTACTTGTGGATAATTGTAGGTCAGAATTTACTTCATTCAGCACGAAGTCAACACGCTTTAGTTCCTTCTCAAGGAAAGCAGCAGAACCAGCAGCATCCTGCATTGCTCTGGAATTAGCACGTTGGAATTCAGCATTGGCTTTATCCATTGGTTGCTCTGGACGCTTACCTCCTGCTAGATTCAATGCAGCATTAGCTTCAGCCTTTGCAGCAGCAGCAGCTTCATTACTTTGACGTATTGAAATTTCTTTCTGTGCGCTTAATGCTTTATACTCTGAAGTCAATGATGTTATCGCAGAGTCAATATCACCGAAGGATTTACCTTCAGCTTTCATTGCATCAGTAGTCGCTTCAATATCTCTAGACAATCCAACAAGGACTTGACGGCTGAGATTGATACCATCACGCATGAGCTTATCTACAGAGGATAGTTCTTTAACCTCTTGACGTAGTTGAGTCAAACCACTAGACATCTTATCCAAGGGGTTAAAACCCGCTGCTACGTTCAATTCCTTAAAGGTAGTAGACAAGGCACTGATCTGGTCTGTAGTCGCTCCTAGAGCCTTTAAAGTAGCTATAGCAGACACTTGGCTTGACCGGAAGCTCCGCTCTAGCGTAATCTGTCCATCTGCAGCTTCAATTGATTGCCCACGAGTCAATTTCAATACGTCAGCTTGTTTAAGCAATGCACGAGTGACAGCATCAGAACTTCTAGATGTGGTTGTACTTGCGTTAGCAGCATCAGTCTCAGCTTGAACCAATTTAGCTTTTAAGTTGATCAACTCAGTCTGAGCTTTTACCTTGACCTTTTCAGCCTGAGCTTCATCCTTGGCTTGAGCTAAGCTAGTCTTCTGTAGAGCTTGTAGTTTAGTGATTTCATCACCTAACTCTTTGATTTTATCTGCTGCTGTCTTGAGTTGGTCAGTATTAACTACGAATTTTAATTCTGCTAAATCCATTGGTTGCTCCTTTAAGGATTCTGTCTATTTCTATATCTTTAGTTTAAACACTATAATATCTAATGCTCAAACGAAAGAAAACCCCAAGGGCTTTATCAGCCAAAGGGGTAATGGAGTTATGTTCTAGTTCTACTTTTTAGCCTTCGCTTTTGCCTGCTCTTTCTGGGCTAACTCACTGTAATACTGCAGCACAATACCGTCTAGTCTTTTTATAGCTCTGACTTCCCATACTTCAGGATCTTCTTTATTCAGAGTGTAATACGCGAGTATCTCTGAGTACTGTATGGGGTTAGCTGAACTCATACCTGCGGTTCTAGTATTATGAAGATCAATGAAGTTACTCCATATTTGAATCATAGAACTAGGCAGATTAGCTAACTCAAGTAGCTCTGGTGGTGTTACACCTGTTTGTCTCTGTACGGATTCAAGTTGAGCACGTAGACTACTTGAGCCTGAACCGAGCTTGAATTCTTGTGTACAATACAGGTATAACTCCTCAATATCACTTAGGTCGAAAGTTGAAAGCCTGTTGGCTCTCCTCTAGAACTTGTTCACGAATCCACGAGTGTTGCTTGAGGATTTCAGCGCAGGTATCTTTAGAGAATACAACCTCAGTACCTTCGTTAGCAATACCACGCCAAGAGATTACACGGTTAGTAGCTGATTCAACGGCAAGAGACTCTGCGTCTTCTAAATTGATCTCGTAGTCTTTACCCTTACGTTTAGCTGCTTGCACTTGCATCTGGTACTCGTTGTAAGTCTTCTTTGCGTACTGTTTAACAACAGGTGAATGCTCACCACGTACTGTAACGAAAGCACCAGTTGCTTCGCTAGAACCCGGAAGTACTAACTGGAATTCATAACCGGCCTCAGCGGATTTAGATGGGTCGTTTTTAGACAGGTCAAATAGAGTAGATTGTGCTTTAGTAGCCATGTATGTTTTCCTTTAGATTAATGATTAATGATAGAGATAGCTCAGGCATACCTCTCATTGAAGCGTAGTTTACCATTCAGGGGTTATATTGTCAAGACAAGGGCGTACACTCAAGGATGGAGTATTTGTGGTATAGGTAAGTACAGACGTAGAAAAACCCCTAGAACCACAGAAGGAACTAGGGGTTAATGTAGGTTAACTTATTACTTAAACAGCAAGTGAATCCTGAATAGAGATAGTAGTCTGTTCAATCGCACCTGCAGTCATAGGTAACAAGGCAGTGAAGTCACAACTTGCCGTAATCGCGTCAGCACCGTCTGATTTTGAGAAGCTACCTAGCTTACAACGACCCATTGTAATACTTACGAAATCAGCAGTAGCAGAGCTACCAGAGGTCAAAGCAAAAATCAAAGATACTTCGGTCTCATCCTTGAAAGCGTTACGTGCTACGTTATCAGTGAAGTACATACTGAATGAACCGTCAACATTACAGCGCCCATCAAATGCTTCTACAATACTGTTAGAACCGAGCACAGTAGCATTTGTGATATTACGGTTGATATTGATAGAAGCGTCTGTAATCAAAGCAACAGGCAAACCATTGAATACAACCAGACCGTTCACACCCGCTAAGATACCAGCAGTACTGGCAGCAGTAGGGGAAGTGAAGTACTGAGTAGTACCAGTCTGCCCAATGTCTTTACCCATGATACCAAAGGTCAAAGTAGACATACCAGATGCGGGCATTGTAACACCAATGGTATTAATCTTATTACCTACGAACACATCAGACACAGGAAGATTCTGATAGAATTCCTCGAACGTGAATGAGTCAGAAGTATGACCAGCCAAAGGAATAAACGTCTTCTTACCTTGCACAACAATAGTAGCTGAAGCAGATGTAGAACCAGTCATTGTAGACAGATTCATCACTGAGACTGTAGCAACCAAAGCAACCAAGCTAGTAACTAATAGATTCTTATTAAGCACATCAGCATTCAAGCCAGTACCTACAGTCACTCGGATAACATCACCAACACGTAGACCATCAGTGATGTATGAACCAGTAGCACGAGTCAGCGTATATTGTGAACCAGAAGCTGCTACTGTTAAGTTAACGGCTGCAGCAGTTGAACCAACTACGAAAGCCTTAGCCAGAGCAGCAGCGAAGAACTCACTGTAGGCACCCGGCACGAACTCAGCGTTAAGTGAACCTGTTACGCTACGAACCCCGTGGCGCATATCTTGTGTTTGGAAACTGTCGGTAATTGTTTCACTTTGGTACGTCTCCTTTTCTAAGTTAAAATCAGCAGTGGTTCGGAGTAGTGCCTTAGCACCAGTAGCACCGGGCAGTACACCATACGTAGCTTCTTTTTTCACATAGATTCGTTTTTGAATTCCAGTAGCAATTGCCATATTATATTTTCCTTATTGATTTAAATTACTTTGCAAAGTATCTTAGCTTTTACAATGGAGCTAAGAAGAACCATATTCATTTACTAGCCCTGTACCTCTACGACTAACTGAATAATCACAGGTACAACCAAACGATCACCCGCTACAGTACAGCCAGCTATTTGAGGTGTATTCAACACATAGATATTCTTACTGTCTTCAAGCATATAAGAACCCTTGGTAAACAACCCACGAACCTCTTCAGCTTTAGCATACGCACCAGCAGTACCTACGTTCAGTACATCACACACGAACACCTGAAAGCTCATACGCTCACGGTAGTACGTAGAGCCCAGCGTGGGGTCATCTGGGCGTTGTAACGTGAATTGAGTCCTGAGGTACATACCAGCAGGAGGAACGAATTTAACGCCCTCATATGCTGTTGGTAGAGCAGGAGATAACGTACTGAGCTTTCGTTCTGCTGCTCGTTTAGCTGCTAGGATTGGGGACATTTATACCTCTGTTTAATCTACGGTCTATTTGTTGTAGTGCATCTGAAAGTCCACAGAGTAAGCACCAGTTATGTCATCTACAGTTGGTGCCATAATACCTGCACGATTAGTCTGATAGCTAGAATTAGCTTCTAGGTCATCAATATAAGGTGTGGAGTTCCCAATATAGAATGTAGAACCTAAGGTATATGCTTGGCTTGTTCTCTTGATATTATCCGAAGCTACAGTACCAGAATCCTGTCCAGAGATTAGTTGTAGAGCAAATGAGCTGTCAGTACTGAACTGCCAGTTGCCTCTTGCTAGTCCCTCCTCTTGTGGAAGATCAGTTCTAGCACTGTAGTATTCCCAGTACTTACCAGCATCACCCAGAGGTGTATTCTCGATAGCACGTAGACTGAACTCGTAAGCGAATCCACGTACCATCTGCTCTAGACGCTTGATAGCATCTTCATGTGCTTTGGTTAGACTAGCTAGAAGTGCAGTAGTATCGAATTCAAGCATTACTAACTCCTTCTGGCTATTTAACCTCATTAGTCCAGATTTACAATCTAGCCTTTATATGCAAGCACCTTATATATTACTACTTCACCACCCGCTACGTGTTCACGGATTGAATCCACGGTATATACGACAGAATCTCTCGTGATCTTATCTTGGGGTTTAGGTGTAGTAGCTAGGTCAGTACCTACGATCAAGAACTCCTCTACTGTTTTATTCACTAGATTAGGATAGTTCCATTGGGATACTTTAACTACTTTAGGGAATGCTACGAGAGTTGTATCAACAGTGGTGTTAGCTGCAGTACCAGTCTCTACGTTATACGCACCAGTAGTAACTGCAGAATACACGATGCTTACACCGTTCGGATAGATCAGTTGTTTAGCTGACCGGATGAATTCTAGGTGGATACTCATAGATTAGATACGGAAGTAATCACTTGGGTACACGAGGGGTTGTACTGGAATATCGTCAGGTACACGGGCGTAATTGTTGTCGGTGTTATCTACGTTAGCTTGCATGTCTGAAATGCTGATACCACCTGCGTAACCTTGGCAGTTAGTCAGCACTGGATTCATGCTGGGGTCGCGTAGGAACATCTGCAGGGCTAGTCTGTATTGCTCCGCAGCTTTGGCTTGACCAGAGAATGAAAGAACATCTACAGTTGAGGATGTTCTTTGTGCGAGCATCAGTAGAATAGTTCTAGCAGCATCAAGAGACGCACGGTTTAGTGAATTATCATTTTTCTCAAGAAAATAGAGATATGTGGAGTCGTCAAGAAAAGGAATGGCTACGTCCATATCAGCTACAGCAATTCTAATCTTTTGTACGTCAGTTAAAGCCATATTTATCCTTAAATTCTTGTTTAATTTTTATAATATCTACACCTTTAAACCACTCTGTGCTTCCATCAGACAATTCAGAAGTTCTTCCTAGAATAACATTAGATGTAAAAGTCGAAGCTTCTTCTCTACTTATAGAGTTACTTTTAAAAGTACAATGAAGATACTGTTCAGCCTCAAAAGCCAGCCACCTATCAGGAAATGTATGAAGTACTTCTACAGTGTATATCCCGGTTATTTTCAGTGTTTTAGCCCGTAATTTAGCATACTGAGCCAAACCTATTTTATGGTACAGGATTGAACCTACTTGAGTTATGATGACGTATAACTGATATGGCATATTCCAGTGATTATCATCAGACGTTGCAAACCTCCCATTCGTAAGACTAGATAATGTAGTAGACATAACCTCACCGGCTGGAGTTAGGAACGATACAGAAGTCTTCCCATCCTTCTCAACATTTGTTTTAATATACTCACAGTTTTTATCCCTACAAAGCTCTTTGTACCTTGTTAATCTGCAGGCATGGCAAAGAATTCCACTTTTCATATTGACAATATTTGTTGTGCATTCTCTTTTACTTCCGCAAGTAATGCAAGACAGTCTACAGAGTGTTCCAGATAACCCTTCATACTTCCAGCCTTTTAGTGCTGCATTTTTAATTACCTTATCTACTTTGCAAACAGGGCAATTGTTATTCTGTAGTGAATATACACTTGAATTGTTTACGGTATGTGTATTTTTACAGACATTGCAGCGTACTAGTATACGCAGGTTAGCGGATGATCCTGTATATGATAAGTACTCCATGTTACAAGACTCTACTTCGCACTTATACCTAGCTGCTTGGCAAGATACACAGTTTATATTATTCTTTCCAAGTAGGTTAGTTACAGGTCTAACAGAGTCTGCACTACATTTATCACATCTGAGAAGAACATCTAATTTACCAGAGCGATCTATCAGCGTATAATTTTTGGATTTGGCAATAGTCTTCCAACTATTTAATACGCACAGTTTACACTCATATAGGCCTTCTGCTAGATCACTAGCTGACCTATATACTTGATCCCCATCGTTGAGGCATGTAACAATTACGCGCTTATTTTGTTTTACAAGAATTGCAAAATCCCACTCAACCTTCACGTTAAGATTTCTAGCAGTTAATGCTTTAGTAATCTTAGCCTTTGAGTGTTCAGTTATTTTACATTTTCTTTGAGTATTGTAGTAGTCTAGCAGTTCACCAGTAATCATTTGTACCTTTTGTTGTTAAGGTTTGTAGGTATCCCTATCTGCTCAACAAAGCAGAAGAACCTTGCAGGATTCGTTTGGGATGTAATATCAGGCTGCAACCTGACTGCAAGTTAAATTGTATTCTAACACAAAGTACTCCTTGTGAGAATACTTTGCAGTAGAAAACCTCAATTAAGAGGTTAAGTTACTTTAGGTTGTTGTACCTTTGATAACTAGAGCTGGGCGGCGAAGAGTATTCAACCAATTTGATTCGCAATCAATCTCGATTGATTCACCTTTAGGGCTACGGAAGGTGAACATATATGCACGTTCTGCCATAGTATTAACAAAGTCCAACTTGTTAGCCGGTGAAAAATATGTAACGAAGGAGTCCATAGTTCCAACAGGCACAAATACTGCCTCGTTAGCAGGAATCATACGGGTGCCAGCAAGGATGCCCCGATTTTCTACGAAGCGGATATTTCCCATGCTAAACTCTCTGTATAACCCACCACCGCCACCTGCGCGATTACGGAGAATTTCTTGACCAGAAGTAGCGGAGTAGTAACGATAAGCATCTTGCACTTTAGCGTGAGAGATTAACTTGCTAAAAAATTCAGGGCTGCAATAAGCAACAACACCGGAAATAACATCACCAGTATTTGCATTATCTTGCATAGCAGCAAGAACAGTTTCACATTTACCGATAATATCAGTAGTAGCAGTTGCCAACACGAAATCAACAACAGTTTGAGTGATACCAGTCTGTGTGAAGAAGTTACCTGAGATTGTACCGTTAGGTGCATAAGCATTACCAGTAGTCAACGTAGCAAAACGAGAGACTTCCATAGTGATGTCATAATTACGACGGATACGCTCCATCTTGCGTGCAAGAACAGCAGCTTCAGTTTCAGCAACAGAGGCAGAACCATAGGCTTTCTTTGACTGAATATCTTGTGGAAGCACGAGGTCAGTCATCGGGAAGTGAGGGATAGAGTAAGAATGAATCTTACGGATGTCGTCCTTATTAGCTGAAGGTTTAGCACCACGGAATTGATCAGTAATCAAACCAAGGGTACTATTGGTTTCTTCAAACGTAACAGTAGGGGTAGAAAGAAACTCTTCGGAGAATAGACCTACATCGTTCAGCAACGTAAAACTATTAGGGATAATAGCTAGTTCCTGTGTATAGTCAACTACTTCAAATGCGTTTGCATAACTGCGAATAATGGGCATGATTTAATCCTTATTTTAATTAATGAGTCTACGTGGATTAAACCGCGTCAAGAACTTGAATACCCTTAGCTTCAAGGGCAGCATAAACAACAGCTTTTTCTGCGTCTAGATCGTAGGTAGCATCGAACACAAGACCGAACTTACTAATAGAAGCAGGACCACGAACCATAATCAGGACTTTGGTATCGGTGGTAGCAGCTACAGTAATATCCTGCATGAGTAGACCAGCAGCAACAGCAGAACCGTCAACAGCAGTTTGAACAGCCTTGATATACTTACCAGTAGCAGTAACTTTACCTAAGACAGTACCGATTTTCAAGTCACCGGCTAGACCGTTAAATACACCCACTTCGCGGCAATATGCGATTTCAGGGAAGAGTTCTTGCTTGACTAGGTTAGACAGGCGATAAGAATCAGTGGCAATAATTGTCATTTAATTTTCCTTTATTTATTACTTAGCTGGAGCGAACTTAGCTTTAAGCATACGTTCCAATGGAGATACTTCAACTTGAGCCTCAGTCTCAACGCTAGCACCCTTCTCGATGAACAGTTCACTCTGCTCGACTTGCTTGTGCATCTCACCGAGGGCTTTAACCACAGCAGCAAAATCCACGTCTGAAGCGCCTGATACAGCTTTGAAAAGTACCTGAGCTTTACCTTCATCTTTAACAGCATCTAGTACTTGAGCTTTACGGGCTTTAGCAATCTGCTCTTTTTCCTTCAATTCAAAAGCAGCAATAGATGCAAGAGCTTTCTGAAGTTCAACCTGTTGAGCACCAAGGCTCTTCTCAAGTTCAACAAAAGCACTCTTAGCAACTACTTCAACTTCTTGTTCAACTACAGTTGATTCAACAGTCATTTTTAGTTCCTTATTTGTGATAGGGATAGATACCCCCTTGTTTACCTCGCTAGCGATATTTGAGGTATCTTCGACTACTACAGTCTTGGATTTGGTTGCCTTGGTTAGAGGCTTGTTCTTTAATTTAGCTGCATCAATCTTCTTGAAGGCTTTCTCTAACATAGCTTGATCTTTCAGCATCACTAGATACTCTGTTTCGCTCAGACTAGCTAGGACTTCAGCTTGACTCTCAGCGTCATGCAAAGCCTTCATTACTGAAATAGACATTAGCTTAGAATTGATATACGCTTCATAGTCAGTATCACCGGGCTCTGAATCCCACTCTGGATACTCAGGTGGTTCTGTATCTTCTAGTGCTTGTTCTTTTACTTCCATTGCAGCTTTGTCCATACCTGCAGTAGTGAAACCAAGAGTGCGTGCTAGAAGTTCATTATCTACACCGTAGATATGATAGAATCGTTCTAGGTACTCGTTAATGTCTAGCTCTACTTTAATCTTACTTGCTTTAGTTACGAAAGCATCAGAGAACTTAGAAGTGGCCTTGACCACAAGTTTATAATTCGCACCAGAAGCGCATCCACCCTGTTCCTTGTGGACTAAAGCCATGTGGCTATCAGTGCCTGAGAAATCAAGTGAACGTAGTTTCTTCTGTGCTTTACGTGGGGTTGTATCTGTCATATGTATCCTTTGTATTATTCAACGTCTTCTAGGATGCCCATAGCACCAATTGAAACGCCCGTGATAGAATCATCTTTAATCATGTTCCAAACATCTTCATGACCTTCGTGAACTTGGAGAGTAACTAGCCATTCACCCTTAGTCACGAGCTGCTTATTTAAAATCATGTCCGTAGGCGCTAGGTATGACTCAATTATGCTGAATGAATCAGTCATAGTCATGTGGAACAGATTAGCCCGCATTAAACTTTTATTGAACGACTCTTTAGCTAGTCGGATTTCTTCTAGGTCAACGGAGTGAAAATGCAAGTCAACACCGGGCTTCATTGCCACATATGTAACCTGCATTAATTCTTCATTAAGTGCTTTAACAATAGGGATGCTTTTTGTAGTATCTTTTGCAGTACTTATGTCGTACTCCTTATTCTGTATCCACTTAGTAATAGCTCAAGTCTATTAACCTCATGGATTTAATTAGCTAATATAATAGCATTACTGGATTTGTATGTCAAGGCGGGTATTCTTCGACACGAACTCCTCCAGCGATTTACCAGTGAGCTTATCTGTATCTTCAATCCCTAGCATTGCACCCACAGCTTCAAAGCAGAACCATCTGTTGTTCATATTAGGTAGAAACGGAAGTACAAATCGAGCTACACCAGCATAATCATACTTCTGTCCTTTATGTGCATCGAACCATTTAAGTGCTACTTGCTCGTCTAATGTGCTATCTAGCTCGAATGTATCCCAGCGGGCTTTATCTAGTGTAATATCTTTACACCTAACACCACCATCTTGAGCAGATGATGAGTACCATAGGTTATCAATGATTAACTCAGCATGGGAGTACTTACTAGAAGTCCACCATCGGATTAAAGCATCAGGTAAACCCTTGAGTACAGCTGGGTGTTTATACTTGTATAACGCGAGTTTCATACTTCGTTTCCCAGCAGGATAGTGGGTATAGAGACTGGTGTTATAGATGCAGGAGTTATACTCTCGCAGAACAACGCGCATTCATCCAGCGTAGGCGCTGCAAGCTCACCCCACCGAGCAGCGTAGTCAGCGGCCACGGCGGCGTGCAGTGCTTCGGGGTAAAGCAGCATGTACTGCGCTTGGGTGTAGAACTCTGAGGTGCAGGGTGCGCTGGTTGAAATGGTCAATCCGTCAGCATCGAGAACGAAACTCTTATCTCCCCCGGTATCGCTATCTAAAGCTCTGCCAATGGCTGCGGCAATGCCAGCTAACCCCATAGGTAGTCTGATTGAAATGGTGTGGTTGTATTGGTTCATTTGCCCGCCAGTTTGTTTGCCAAGTTTTGCAGTAGTGTCAGTTGTGGTGCTGTTGGTGCGTCTTTTAAGAGGATGCGCCCGTGGGTGTTTAGGGCTATTTCTTTGACACTTACGTTGTCAATTGATCCAGAGAATGCACCTCCACCATAAATGAATAGGGCTTGTGATCCACCTGCCGTAGGTGTTAACACCGCAGAATAGCTACCTGATGCGCTTGACGCTGCTGCAATATTACCCCCTAGTTCTGCACGAATACTCCCCAATGTAACTACAACATCAAAGTCAACTTTGTATGTTTTATTCGCGACAACAGCTATGGTTTGATTTATATTTATGTTGCTTGCCGTGCAGGTTGCAACACCCCCTGAAATTACCCAACCCGCTCCCGGGTTCCAGTTTGCGCCGCTGTCAAATCCTCCATTCGTAACCAACTCCACCCCAGTCGTATAAGCCCCAACAACGCTATGCGCCCCTGAAACATTAACCCCTTGCACAGTAACAGCCCCCGTAGGCGCTGCATCAATGATTGTGGCTGATTCGTAGCCTGCTGGGATTGTGGCGTTCAGAGAGTCGTTTGAATCAACGAACTGCCAGAAATACGAGCCTGCATTTTGATTGCTTGCTGGTGCTGTAGTGGTTACTGGGATGCCACCTTGGGCTAGGATTTGGGCTGCGGTTAGGGTGCCTTGGAATAGGCCAGCACTGTGAAAATATGCCGTGCCGGTTACACCCGAATCACGTATTGGGTACACAGCTGCGGCTGTGCAGGTTGCCGACGTAGTAAACGTAAAACAAAGCAAAGACCATTCGCTAGTTGTCTGACTGTAGTACGAAGTTGGCCCGACAATATTTGCAGAATTTGTTAAATCGTAAACAGACCATTTCAAGTCTGTCATTGTTCCGCGCTTAACCCAAAACGCAAAGGTGTACGTTGTGTTTGGTAGCACAGTCGGTCTGTTTTGTGCTGCGTGGCCTATAGCTACTGTGGTGAACGTCCACCCATCGTTTGCGCCATAAGGCCCGATAGCGTTTTTTACGGGGCTGACCGTGCCTGAGTACCAAGCCGCATTACTAAAGTCACTACTCCAAGTAAGCAGATTCAACAACCCCCTCCGCAATACAGGCTTACTCGCGGTTGTGGGCTGTGTCAGCTGGATGCCGGAGATTTCGCGGACTGAGAGTTGGCTAAAGTCGAAGTAGCTTGTTAGGTCAACAGCAGCGGATGAATCCCACCTACACCGAATAGTGAGTATGGCTGCTGTTGCAACAAACACACCAGATAGCGCCGCATTCCCAGCGTTAGTTGGTGCGTTAAGTGCAACCAATTGGGTTGCGCCATCCCTTGCTGCCATTTGTGGAGTGCTTGCCGTGGCCAGGGTCCCACCCTGTGCTGAAACGAACCCGCTCAGCCTGTAAGTTTTACCAATAGTAAATCCCGACAAGCTGTAATCGGCAATCCTGGCTGACACAGCCCCCACACTATTCGACGTAATGCGAATTGATTCAGATACTGAAGATACAACTGAAGTTCCTCCAGAACCCCATCCCGCCACCGATGAGGTGCTTGGTGCAAACTCCACCCCCAACACACCCATCGCATCATTAGCCCGACCAACAGGCCCATCAACAGCAGCAAGCGTAGTGCCAGCGGAATCTAGGTAGTTACCTGCTTGGATGCCATTGAGCGCACTAATGCCCGGCAGCCAGACGTGTGCATTATCACCTTGACTTTTCAGAAAAGCAATCGCTCTAGATATTTCTGATAATACAACCTTATTACCACCTATTCTAATCCCCATTCCTATGAACATAGAAACCTCCGCTTAAATAAAGGTAGCACTCTTAGATAAACGCCACGATGTTAGCGCAGGTTGTACCCACAGCATTCACGCGCTTAATATAAAATGGGCCTAGGGTTGTACCTGCGTTAACACCCACGAATGTTACAGTGGTATCATCTAGATTAACTACAGTAATATCCCCAGCAGTACCTGCATATAACTGACGAACCTCTTGTGTAAAATTCGTACTAGCGTGTGGTACTACTGCAAAAACGTAAGGGCTTGGTGATGTATCTTGAGTAAGCATTGTATTCTTTCTATTTATTAGCAGCTTTATATAGGCTGCGATATGTTATTGGTGTTTATTAACCGAACAGTCTATCATGCCAGTGTTTATCTGACAAGTGACTCTATATTAGCTAATATTAACCTGCGCTACAGTCACAGTACAACTAGGAGTACTTGGGCAGAACACAGTACTAGCAGGAGCTATGAGCGTAATTGTTGTACTATCCACTGCCCACATTAGCTCAAAGTAATCCCCTGCGTTCATCGCCTCTTGGAAGCTCCAGCTTGGAACCAACAGAGTACCTGAGCCTTGTACACTGAGTTTATTTGCACTAGCTGGTATATCTACTCCGTTAATCCTGCCCCATACCCACATATTCTGAGCATTGGAATTACTCTTAGATACTTGCATAGTGAACTGGAATTCATACAGGCCCGCAGTACTGCAGGTTATCCTTGTGTTATTCACTACAGATATACCGTAGGCTTCTTTGGTAGTATTTACACGGATAGCACTAGGTGTCTCTGTAGCTGTTTGTATCTGCGTTGTAGTATCATAGAACGAAGCGTAATCCAGCCGTGTTACAGCTTGGGGTTTAACGAAGATTGTCCCTGAAGTTGAACTCACAATACCCACGAAGGCTACTGGGATACTCTCGTTAGGTGGTATGGGCTTAACATTGCTTAACTGCCCTGCTACATTGGATGATACATACAGAATATCCCCAGATGCCCATGTTTCACCATAGGGTACACCTGTAGTATCCAAGGTACGAACTAACCCGAAGTTAGTAACGAATCCAGTCATACCTGAAGGAATATCTTCAGTACATATCCCTAGAACCCTGAAGGAATTAAACGCATGATTAGCTGTAGCTAGTCCGAAGGTAATCCTAGAAGTACCAATGTCACCGCCTGTAGCAGCTACGATAGAACCTTGTGGAATAGTACTTCCGGTTATGTTCAATACAGGCGGGCAGTACATCTCCATACCTAGTTGTAGAGTAGCGTTATCGCCCATGCGTAAATCCAGAGTACCATCGAAGGAATTCCACCTGAGCATACCTGCTGTGAAATCCTCGTTAGGTACTACAGCCTCTGTATTGAACTTAATCCAGTCAAAGAACGGGGTAGTATGAACTGTAACGTACTGCTCGATGTACTCCTTCAGAATCTGTTCGTTTGTAACGATGGTATCACCGTTGTCGAAGCCAAGGACTAGACGCCCTTTAGTATCGAAGCTTGCACGTATTAGATTACGAGTCTGTACTGAAGATGGACTAGCATTTAAACCCTCTAGAACACCCCTAGAATCGACCGTAGCATTAGCTTGGTGTATTGTGCTGCTAAACCAGTTAGAAGACGCTGTAGGTGCCTCTAATGGCTTAATAGAAGCACCTACCTGTGGTTCACCTTTGGCTTTCTCCACAAGATCAAGAACTGCTTGAAGATGTAGAGGGATAGCCTGAGCCTTATGCACCATGTTCTTCACAGCAGCTAGTCCAGCTACAATGGCATCCTTCTCGGGTTTACCTTGGGACAAAGCAGCGTTAGCTACCTTGGCGAAGAGCTTGCGCTCTTCTAGGGTTTTATCCTTCATTGCTGGTAGTGTTTGATCACGTAGAATACCCCAATGTACGCAAGGCATAGATGCTCCTTTAAGACGAAGCCCAAAGGGTTAGACTTCTTATTATTATTTACTTAAACATTTTCGAGATTGTTCGATGAAGTATCTTCACCAGTAATCTGTGTACTCGTGCCGATTCCTGTTGGGCTAGAAAATCCATCACCACTGCGAGAAGTATTACCCGTCAAAATATCCGTCTGTGGTGGCATATCAATTGGCAATGGATCAACTCCAATACTTACTCGCACTGCATTTAGCACTTCACGATCAAGCTCAAGTAAACCAGTACTTGCATACCGCTGTAGTGCCTTGCTCTGTGATTCCAAGTCTACGGAATCTACACCATCAAAATCGAATGATCCCAGCCTTTCGGTATTCCATCCGTTAAGTTCAAACGTCTGTACCAGTAGATCATTATTAAGTACATCACGGATATTCTTCAGCATTGATTCCGCTGCTGCACCCGTCATACTATTCTTGATAACACCTAGATTAAAGCTCCCACCTGAAGCTGAACCGAAGATCAGTACTTCAGCGAATAACGCTACGTAAATAGCACGCTTGTAGTAGTCCTTAATCTTATCTGAGTCGAACGCTTTCTTGCCGCCTTCATTTGAGAGTAGCTTCAGATCGAATAGTGGTTGCTTAGTCTCTGGATCAAACGCTTGAGGTAAGATAACACCGGACTGTTGATTCTGCTGTAGGTTGCGAATTACATTTTTGTAGTATTCGTAGATAGCTTTCTGCTCTGTACTGGCATCTGCTGACATATACTGTGGTGGTAATCTGAGCACTGGAACGCCTGCTAAGTCTTTACTAAACCCAACAACTTCCATCTCTTCAATTGCAGTCAAGTACTTCCATGAACTATACGCATCACGTAAATGAGATACACCGAAAGGATTACCTTTATGCTTACCTGTACGGAACAACATGAACTTGCTACGTGGGAGGATAACCTCTTGTGAACCTCTGGAGCTATACCGACCTAGAGTATCACCTACACCGTATAGGTTCTGCTTTACACCCGTTATATCGGAGCCGTCTGGGCTGAAGGTGAAGCGCTCAATAGTCTCTTGGTTACGAATAGCGAGTTTCTTCCAGCCGATTACACCGTCATTAAACCTAGAGCCATTACTCTTGTATCTACGTCGGTATACTTTCTCATGTACACTAAAGCCATACACCATCATTGAAAGCACATCATTAATGAACTCACGCCATGTACCACCGTCAAGATCACGCATCATTTCATTGATGATTACAGCACGTTTAGTATCCTCTTCTGTGGGGTTCTGAGGTGCGGTGTATGCCCATTCTACTTTTCCAATGATATTCTCGTAGAGAGTCAAAGCGGAATTGATAGACGGGCTGTAGGTCATCTGCTTGTAGATTTTGATGTTGTTCGGCCAGTTCAACTCGCGCTTGAGTTCTTCCTGCGAAATCCCGTTGAATAAGTTCAATCCTAGATGGCCGATTTCACCAAGTCGGAAGCGGTCAGGAGTATCTAGGTAGTTAGCTTTGGTTACTTCTTGGGTTTTTAATTTACGTGTAGCCATTTATTCTTTCTGTTAGTATTAGTCAAGGGATGCACGTAAATTACACGCATAAGCTACCAGCATAACACGAGAGTATTGAACTTTCTAGTTATGCCTATTAATCACCAGATAACCCCTACTGGAATTCTCCCTGTATAATCCTAGGTGCTTCACCTTGAGGTAATACCGGATGGGAGAAGCCGAGGTTAGAATATGAGTTAGACTGGTGTAGATCAGGCAGGGTGAAGGAGGGTAGTTCCATAGTCTTATTCAAGTACCAGAATGCAGATACTGCAGCATCAAGTGCATCATCGTGAGTTTTACCGTCGCCTCTAAACTGTTCTAATTCATCGAAGAACCAGTCATTCCAATCAGCGGATACAACATCAAGATAACCAGCCTGTGCAATAGATGCTAATGGACGAAAACGAATCAGCTTACTCTTAGTACTTAACGGTTGAAGTACACAGTGTCTGCCTTTTTCAGCTAGTTGCTTCTGAAGACTTGCTGCGTATGCTTTACCTGCTGCACCCGGATCAACCTGAAGAATCCAAGTAATATCACTAGCGTCTGTTTCATTAAGTGCAAACATCCACTGTTCTACTGTATGGTATCTTTCACGAATTCTATTACTATGCTCAATTGTGTATCGACTCTCTTTAGTCTTACTCATAAGAACAGTAGCGGTATAATCTGGGTCTTTGTTAACCTCATCCTTCAAACTACCTGCTTGGTCAAACCCGCGTGCTCTACGGGCTACATACGGGGCTTCATGCACCACAGTACTCCAAGCTCTACGGTAGTAGTTCTCTTGTTGTTTTGTTACGTACCAATTACCATAAAGTAGTGCTTCTTTAGTCTCACGGTCTTGACCTTCAAGCCATGCTACGTACTCTGGTTGCCTCTCCATTAAGATGGGGTTGTCGTATACGTTTGCATTTATGAAGGTTAGACTTAGGGGTGAGCAACCCGGAATAAGGTTTCTAACTTCTTCCTCAGAATTACCCCAAACCATTTCATTATCACGCATAGTGAAGTATCTACGTACACCACACCGTTCAGGGTCTGGTAAACCGCTTGGTAATAGATACCACTCAAGCCAATTTGTTAACCAGTGCCCCTTACCTGCTGGATTACAAGTCATACGCATTTTAGGGCGCATATCTGCCTCAGACCGAAGTCTGGACATAATATAAATGACTTGAGATTGTGTTACTAGAATTCGCTTAAGTACGTTACCACTTAAACCGCTTTCGCTGCTGATACTTTCGTTACCAGAATAGACTATATCATGTACTTTCGTACTCCCCCGCTTCGAGGCACTTACCTCTACTTCCTTACGGAATAGTCGTTGAACTTTACCCTGTACGGGTCTTAGCTGCTGATTGCCCAATCCTGTAATTTTTAAGCGTTCACACTTGTCATTTCTAACTATGTTGTAGCTTACAGGCTCTAAGGGGATTCCAGCAATTCAAGGGATTTTACAACAGCTACCACAAGTGACTGTTGGGCCTCGTCTAATAACTTTCTAGTCAGCCATGCTTAATTGCCAGCCTTGGAACGAATGCTTATCTTCCTCATACTGGCAGTGTCTAAATGAAACAGTACCTCCATTTGGGTACTCAATAATTCCGTCGCGCTTCTTAATCTTTAATGCACTACCGTATACCTCACGATGTAGGTTAACGAAAGTTTCAAAGATTCCTCCGGGACCATGTATTTGTGGACTTATCCTTCGCACAACTAGACAGCGGAATTTTGGATCATTTGTATGTTTAAGAACATCCATAGCCCCTAGAAAGCTCTTACCGGCTAGCCTGCTCCGCCACCAAAGATAACAACATCTGCGTCATCGTTAATATACATTTCCTGCTTTTTACTAGCTGGTGCGATTACTATTTTCTTAGAACTTTTGCTCATAGAATCCTTTCATTTTAGAAATTATTAGTGGACTGGTACTTAACGGATAGCACTCAGTGTGTCCTGTGAACGTCATGTACTTTTCTTTCATTAAAGACGGGTCTATACGCTCATTGATTAAATCCCTATGAATACTTTTCTCAACCTCTAGTGCCTCATAGCCTGTATCAACTTTAATATTGAAAATAACTTCAATAGTTGCATCTTCTGGTAGACCATACCCTTTAATGCGAATACCAATGTCTTTAGCAAACCCGAACTTTAACCACGAGAAATCTTGTGTTTTAATCTCAAGTAAATATATTCCACTTGGTCTGTGGTAATGAGTGTTATCATGAATTTTACATGCCCAGATACCTCTTAGAACAGCCTGAGGTTGAATCTCTCGTTCACAACCGCAAGGTAATCTATAGTTGTGCATCATACCTTTAGACCAGCCTAAATACTCCATCCCTTGAGCTACAGCTTCGCTTTTACGTCTTTCAAGATAGCATTTAGTACAGCGAACATTATTTAAACGCATCGCTATATGTGAAAATGTATCTATATTACTACATGTGTTGCAGGAGTACCATCTATAATTAGTCGTCCTAGATGCTGTAGTAACACGGTCTGGTTCTCTTTCAGACAGGTAAGTAAAACCTACAGTTGTGGCCTCTTTCTTTAAAAGTTCTGAGAAACACACCATGCACAAAGGAGTTCCGCTTCTTGCAACATCCGTTCTAGATACTGTTATATTCTTGCAAGTGTTACAAGATATAGAATAGCCATCTCTAGGTTTTCCAACAACTGTAAAATTCTTGTGCTTAAGGTTAGCATCAACTTCACTACTTATACACTTTTGACACTCAGCTAGTTTGTGCTTTTCTAAGTAATCATTACTATGAATTTCAGTGTGACCACAGTTTCTAATATATAAACGTTCATTTGAGTACTGAACAATGTCTAGGCTTAAAAGCGTAAGACCTTGAGATTTAGCAACAGCGTTCAACTTGTTTGTACAACATGTCTGACATGTTGCTGTTGTTTTTCTATAATGAACAGGGCGTATATCTTGAATATGACCACAAGATAAGAGCATACTACGATAATCACACGATCTACCCGGAGGGTAATTCTTCCCAGCTGCACCAAGTAGTCTATCTCCACGTTCAGCAGCTAACTTAATCATTTCTGTGTTTACCGCAGTACTAAAATCATAATTCATATATTTTCCTATTAATACACCTCGTAAAATAACAAGGAAATGAGCGAGGAAACTCACTTGTCGGTCGGCCAACCTATCCTTGTCGTAACTTATTCTTTATCCTTACTCGGAATCATGTGAAGACTAAACACTGGTTTATTATCTTCCTGCATAGGAACACCTTCGGAATCATCGTATTTTTGGTCATAGACCTCTTTAATCAAGTCTTTATACGTCTGAATAATCAGCGCAGCACTACGTAGCTTACCATTCTCCGAAGCATCTTTATTATCTAAGATGTGGACAGCAGCGGCAATTGCTTTTGATTGCAAAGGTCTAAATTTGCGTACCATTTCTAGTAAAGATCGCTCACGCAGTACCCTATTAGTTGGCTTATCTGCATCTAAAACCTTGGGTCTTCCATTGATGTTGCCCGACACACCTTTAACAAACGCCATACTTCTGCTCCAATATCTATTATATTAAAATTAACTATCTGGTGCCCCGTGAATGAATCAAACATTCATCTCCGTAGTCATGTCACGGTGTTCTGTCATTAAACTAACAGGGCTATATCTGGCGACACGAGTAGGATTCGAACCTACAACACGCGGATTTGGAGTCACGCTGTTCTGCCAATTGAACTACCGGGTCTTATCTGGTGGACTAAGCTGGGATTTAAACCCAACACTTTCTACACCCAGTATTCCTCTGGTGTAGCTGCACTCTCATTATGATATTAGCCCGTATGTTCTCAACACTCGTCTTACGTTAGGCTCCCTGATCCACGCAGGATATACCCACTAGAAACAGCCGTGTTATCCTCGGTGTAAGCCCCGGAGCATTCTGCGTATTATACTACAGATTAAGCATAAGTAGTATATGCAAGTAAAGATACCAACGTACATACTGGCATTTAAGCCAGCGATCTTTAAGCTGTGTGCTTAACGAGATACCTTCTCTAATGTACGTGGGTTATAACCCAACTATCACAGGCCGTGGCCGTAGAGGTCAGTCCTCATCGTTCCTCAGAGTCCATGCCCGTAATCCTCAAAATCATTCCCCATATCACCCCCAGTGCTATACACATCCGAATCGAACACAGCCAGTGTTCTCCCCTGAGTAGTCATGAGGTTATACTCCAGCTCTAAATCCTCATCATCTTGAGGTTCCTGCGGTGTATTAACCTGACACATCTGGCAGATGTCTGTACGGTTATAGGCTGTTAGACGGAAGGTAGCTCGGCAGATTACGCATTGCATAGTATTTGTTCTTCTTCTTATTATAGTTGGATTATCGGGCATAACTACTTGGTGTAATCATGTGTATTAGTGCTAGTAACGGGTCTAGCCTTGCCGGATTCTACTGTGGATGCTTTCGCAAGTACACAACAGAAGACCACAAGCGATTGACCGTAGGATAAATACTAGGTACGTATGCTACAGCAGTCAATAGGCGCTTAATACCTATTCTTACGTCAAGCTGTACTGTAGTTCAAACTTACGGTATGTCTGGTTGATTTAATGGGCAGTTTATCGTAAGGTATTAATTAAGTCAAGCTCAGGCGCTATACAGGCACTACGCACTCTCAACGCCTGTCGCTACGCTCAGGCTGAAACTATATACTTATTCAGCAGCACAGTCCCAGTACAAACCAGCATTCTAAGGAAGGCTTTCGCTGCCGTAATATCATGAAAGCTCTGATGAGTGCTGAACCCGCCTTGCTTATACCTGACCTTATACGAATAAACCTCCGTCTTATGCGGGACTAACTTAGCATACCCGCTTAGATTCGCAGTAGCATCCTTGATTAAACTCCACTCAGCTTTGGTGCAACAACCTAAATTATAACCGCGAATATTACCCTCATTCATATCCTTAAAGTACACCACGTGATCCACCGGAAGCTCTTTACCGTTCAGCATCTCCCATGCTAGGATAGCTCCTTTTCTATTAGTGTTCTTACCGGTGATACTGGACTTGCATACAACCCTGCTAGAATCGTCCAGAGGTAATTCCCTAGTGGTAGCCTTGGTTCTGCTGTCAATGCGCCAGAAGGTGCCGTTCAAGAGGTCATAGGCTATGTTAGGGAAGGTTGAACTATAGAGGAGACGGGGGTTTGAGTCTGGAGGTATAATTTGTGTATCTTGGGTGGAATTCATGTAGTCCTTGTGGTGTAATTGTGGTATAAGAGGGATTGTAACACAGGTCGTGGTGGGTGTAAATATTTGTGGATAAATCTTGTGTTATCTGCTCGGTTGTGTTAAGATGTGTTATCACAACAAATGAAAGGTAATACAAATGAGATACAATGATAATAGCCTAGTCATCCCTTGGTACATTTTCAATAACAACAGTCTTACAAGTTCAAGTAAAATGCTTTTAGCTATCATTGAGAACGACACTTGGTACATGGAATTCTGTACAAAGACTCTGAAGGAACTAGCACAATCACTAGGTATGTCGTCACTAGCTATTACTAGGGCACTACGTAAGATGCACAACGACGGGTTAATCACAATGCACGAGAGCTTATCAATCAAGAATAGACTTCAGTACAAATACACAATAAATAAAGATAAAGCAGTAGATGCTGGTGTACTATGAGTAAAACAATTAACATCATTGACTATATGATGGGTACTGGTAAGACCAGATACATCACTGATTTCATGATCAATAATGCACAAGATAAGTACATCTACGTGACTCCACTTTTGTTTGAAGCTAAGAACGTAATGGTGAGTAAATGCGCGAGTATATCCATGCAAACACCTCTAGATAAAGACGAGTTCAACAACACAAGAGCTAAGGGTGATCATTTGCTGGAGCTACTTGAAGCTGGTGCGAATATCAGTACTACGCACCAGATGTTCAAGAGTCTGAACCGTAAGCACATTGAACAGATCGAGAAGCAGCAGTACGTTATTATTCTTGATGAAGTACTTGACTATATTCAACCATACGAGGATTATTCCACTGATGACGTAAAGGATTTGTTCACACGAGGTGATCTAGTTGCTGATAAAGACAACCTAGGCAAAGTCAGTATGAACTGGGATGTGTCTAAAGGTAATCACTACAAGAAGCTCCACGACATTTGCGACATGGGTATGTTATACAGCACCACAAAACCAGAGAATCTACTTAACCTGCAGATTCCACCTGTGATGCTTGACGCTGCAAAGAAGGTTATCGTAATGACGTATATGTTCAATGCTAGTTCAATGGCTGCTTTCTTCAAGCTCCATAAGTACACGATTAACTTCTTAAGTATTCCTTCGTTAGCTGAGAAAGAAAAGCAGGTTAAAGCATCACTGAAGCACAGACTTGAGTTCGTGGACATTAAGATGGCTGACAGAATTGTAAGTAAATTCAGAGATACGAGTATGTCACATTCTTGGTGGGATAAAGCACTAAAAGAAGGGTACGCTAAGGATTATATGAAATGTGTAAGTAACTGGCTTGTAAATAATAGCCAGCACTCTAATTCATTTTACTTCTGTTCACCTAAGAGTGTTGTAGCTATCGGTTCAACTAAAAATGCATTACTTGATAAACACAGCATGAAGTATCTTCGGAATACTTGTCACTACACCAATGAGAAGTTCGAAGTAAAGCAAAAACAACTGACAGAGCTAGAAGTTGAAGGTATTAATGATGACTCAGGTACAGATTTAGACAATACAATCAGACCTCCAAAGTGGATTCCTGTTAGCACAAAAGCCACGAATATGTACAGAAAGAGGGACTTATGTATGTGCTTAATAAATATTTATCCGAATGTAAATATTCAGTACTACCTTCAGAACTACGCAGAGAAGGTTGAACCAGATGCATACGCGCTGGCTGAGGTACTGCAGTTCATCTGGAGAGGATGTATTCGTGATCCGAACGGTGCTAATATGAAGTTGTATCTACCATCACCGCGAATGAAAAGGCTAGTAAAAGACTGGTTGGATTTATAGTTTACAACTTGAGTGGTAATAGTCACTATGCTTTTAATAGCAGTAAATATAGGCTGGGCTTGGGTTTCAGAGCTTTTCGCTTTTCGCTTTCGTCTAGCTATAGCTCTCAAATAAACTCTCTAAATCTGTTGTATTTGTGTGGATGAACGTGCAGTACAATCTACTTCGTAGGGTGCATCGCACAACAAACTCCGGTACACCTGCAGTTCAGCTAAAGCTCTAGCACAGAGAATAGAAATAAAATAGTAAACACAAACCAGAAGACCTACAGCTTAAACGGAAGTAACACCGTCTGGTCAACCTTAAACTACCAAGTACAAACAGACATTGCACCTTCCATTACAAGTAAAGACTCTCCTGAATAAAGTAATCTTATTGTGTTTTCTTTTATGGCTTATTCTTGTATTGTTTATTACTTGGTTATTTACTTCTTTGTCTTATCTTTTTAGTGCTAGACTATTAGCTCACCTATCGATCTACGTATGTGCACCGTGCAATGAAATAAAGTTCATCTTTAGCTGAACCGCACGTAGAACATACGTTACAATCTAAACATACAACAAACCGAATTAAACGAAAGGTTAACATGGCAATTTACAAAGTAACAAATGTCTACACATACACAACTACTGTTGAAGTCCAAGCTGAGAGTACAATAGAAGCTAAAAAGATAGCTTTATTTTTAGACGGAGAATCAAATAATGATGATACACTGTACGAATCAATTGTTGTTTCATACACAGATACGGAGGATGCAGAATGATCAAAGCTACACGTAACCAACGACACAATATAAATAACTCAGCACAAGGTACAGCTAAGCGTGTTCTCACAGTCTGTTCAGCTTCTTTACTCAGATCACCGTCTGTAGCAATGTACCTGAATACAACCTACGGCTGGAACACACGTTCCTGTGGTACATCACACGAATATGCTCTAGTGCCTATCTCAGAAGCATTGATTCTATGGGCGGATATGATTGTGTTCTGTTCACCAGAGAATTACTCACAGCTTAGTCCAGAGGAATTAGCCTGTACTAAGACCAGAGGTGATTTCTGCGAATCAAAGGAGATTATAATTCTGGATATACCAGATGATTACAACTACGGTCAACAGGAATTAATGGGATGTATCAAAGCACAGTTCAACTGGTACTTGCACATGAAGAAAACAGAAGAACAAGGAGACGTAGAATGATTACAGATACGCAGGCTAAATTCACAGTCATACACTGGCCTAGTCTTGAGGATAAGCCAGTTACACCTTTAGTGTACCTTGTATGGTGCATTGATGCTAAGAGTAATTACAACTCAGTTGTGTACTGCACATTAGACCGTCATAAAGCTGAAGTTGAACGTGATAGACTGCAGGAGGTATATGCTACGTTCTGCACAAATTACTGTATTGAAGAATTTGAGTTATCTTAGGACTAAGGAGAATAAAATTGTCTGATAAGCTAGAAACGAAGTACTGCACGGATTGTAAGTACAGTAGGTCGTGCGTCAGTCTGTGGTGTGAGCATCCTGTAATATCACCAGTGAGTCCTTCTGATGGAAGACCAAAAGCTGTATCGTGCTATGCCAGACGTGGATGGTTTAAGGAGTGTAAGTACTGGGAATTAAGATTAAGTACAATACAGAGAGTCTTGCAGTGGCTTAAAACTAAGTTACAATAGCTCATACAAGATAAAGCAACAATATCCGCTTAAAGAGATATTTATACACGAAAGGAAATATACATGACAGAGATTATTAAAGTACAAGCCTACAGTCTAGCTGAAGCATTGCAGCAGGCTCAAGATGGGATTATCATGGGTTATACTATTGATCTAGAGAGCAACGAAGGATACCCGCAGCAATTCGGTAGTATGATTACGTTCACACTTGTGAAGACCACAGAAGAGCCCTTTCCGGGTCTTGGTGGTGTAGTACAGGAGGATAAACCAACAGTTGGACCCGAGGTGTTAAAAGAGGTAGCTGAGAAGTACGCACGGCAGTATAAACGCAAGGAGAAGTAAGGAGAATTAAATGATTTACACACCAGCCAACACTGACACCGCAGCTAAGGTATATTGTGCAGACACTGGAGTTGAACTCAGGCTAGTCACGGAGATTGACACTGTTGAACTTACTCTGGATTGTGTGGAGTATCCTATTGTCTTGACTAAAGATGGTGGTGCTTCATACAGTACATTCAAGTACAGTAGTATCGAGATTGAGTGCAATCAATATGGTCATCCAGTTAAGTTCAACTTAAGTGGTATGGTTAAGACTTAAGGAGAAATAGAATGATTATGAAATTCCGTAAGAAACCAGTAGTAATTGAAGCTGTTCAGTGGACTGGTTTAAATCTAGTTGAAGTAATTAAATTCACAGATAATCACACTGGTATTTCTTCAGGCAAATGGTCAGAGTACGTTGACCTAGTACAGAAAGAAGGTCTGCATATTCATACACTTGAAGGACGTATGTTCGCCAGTATTAACGACTGGATTATTAAAGGTGTTAAGGGTGAGTTTTACCCGTGTAAACCTGGCATTCTAGAGATGACGTATGAGGTAGTGGAGTAACAGAGTAAGTACCGTGCCTGTTTAGCTGCAGGTACATTTTATTAGTCCAAGAAAGGTATCAAAATATGAAACGTAATCAAAAAGTCCAATCAGATCGTATACAAAAAGAGAAGTTCACTCGGGTACAATTCCCAGTTCTTCTTCCAATGAATGAACATCAGAAGGAAATGCTGGATGCACTGAAGTTCAATACTATCATTGTTGCTCAAGGTAGCGCTGGTGCTGGAAAAACACTTTTAGGGGTTCACCACGCAGCACGTAAGTTGTTCTTTGGTGATGTTAAGAAGGTGGTTCTACTGCGTGCATATCAACCTTTGGCTGGGCGAACTATTGGTTTTATGCCGGGTGATGCTTTGGCTAAACTGATGCCGTACTACCAACAAATGGTTGACTACTTCGAGGATTACTTAGGCAAAGCATCCACAGAGATTTACATCAAGAATGGAAGTATTGAGATTTGTTCGCTAGAGACTATTCGTGGTCGCAGTTGGTCGGATGCAATTATTATTGTCGATGAGGCACAGAACTTGTTCGTACCTGAGATTCAAGCCTTGACTACTCGCATTGGTACAAACTCTCAGATGATCTTCTGCGGTGATAACTCAGGTTTACAGACTGATGTTAAGAACGGTATGGATGGATTGACGTACTTAGAGAAGCTGGTACAGAAATACAATATCCCAGATACAGCTAATATTAAGTTCAATCGTGATGATATCTGTCGTAGTGATATTACTCGTGATTTCGTTATTGCTTTTGAGGAAGAGATGAAAGCTGATCTGGATGGTACTGCTATTATTTCTAAATCTAACACAGACAAGCAATTCAAAGTTGGTCGATAACTACTAATTTTAAAACTAGAATCCTCGCCTCTGAGGGTTCGTCTTATAAGGACAATACATGAAATTCAACAATACAAATAAATACACTACAGGTAAATATCAGGTAGGCAAATATCACTCTACTAAATATCAAGAAGGTGTAGGTTATGCTATCAAAGCAAGTATGAGTTCTCCACGTCTAAACGAAGACGACTACGAAGAAGAACCTCAGGAATCATTCCTTGGCTATACCGAAGAACAGCAAGTATCTGTGTGCTTGACCATCCCTATTGATACACGTATCCGAGAAGCTAGTTACTACCGTCACGTAGCTCAACGTATCACTAACACATCCGAGAATGATCTAATCAAATTCGAGATTCATTCACCCGGTGGAGCTTACAATGGACTCACAGCTTTATTGTCTGCAGTATTACGTACAGAGGCTACTACCATAGCGTACATGAACGGAGAGTGCCACTCAGCAGCTAGTATGCTTGCATTGAGTTGTGATGAGGTACAGGTATCTCCCTTTGCTAGTATGCTGTGCCACTTCGTTCGGTATGGAACTGCAGGTAAGTCCAGTGATATTAAAGCATTCGTTGACCACACGCATGATACAGGTGCTGAAGTATTCCGAGGCATCTACTGGGGGTTTCTGACGGAGGATGAGATCGGTGCTTGTATCGAAGGTAAGGAGCTGTGGTTAAATGCAGTAGAGATTCAGAATAGATTGATTAAGCGAGAGGAGCTACTGGAGCAGGAGGAAGTAGAGATTGAATGCGAAGGAGACTGTGATAATTGTAGTTGCGGTGAGTACGAAGAGTGCGACGAGAAGTTAGGTTGTGGTGTAGGTAAGGATTGCTCTACATGCGATTGCTTCACAGATGAAGTTAAGGTTATGGGTGTGTGGCCTTGTGCGGAGGTAAAGTCTGATGTTCAACCTAAAGATATTCCAGTAGACAAGACTTTACTTGGTAGTAAATTCACACGAGCAGCGCGTACTAATCTGGTAAAACATTTCTATAGTGTTTATGAGAGTACTAAGGATATATGGGCGTTGCATGCTTCAGAAATGCTAGAAGCTGATGGGTTAGAAATTAAAGCACTTATTGCAAACCAGAAGTAGTATCTAATTAAATTTTAAAATTACATAGACCCTTGGAGAAATCCTTGGGTCTTTTCTTTTACCTGTAAATATCCATCTACTACATGAAAGACAATGTGTGTTTCTACGTGTCTTACCCTTAAGTATTTATAAATTTTAGAGTACCAGTAATTAAGAAGCTAGTAAATAAAACTAAGCATAAATATCAAGAACAATGCATATTCTATGTGTATTGCAATGTAGGGTATACCTTAAGTAAGCCTTCGTTACACCTTCATTTAAACACCCGTACAACCGCTAGAGCTTATGTTGGCTACGTGTGTACTCCGTGCTGATTATCGTGCGTTCTAGGTGTGTTTGGTGGCGTTTAATCAGTGCTGTAGCGTGTGTTTCATGTGTGTAATATCAATGGTGGAATCAGTTGTTAATCTTTTGTTACATCGTTGATAGTTCATTGGTTGCTAACTGCTGGCCGGCACATGGGTTAGACAGACACCCCGCCACCCCGTTTCACTTTCCGTTAAGAACCTAAAATATCTACGGTCGCTGTAGCATCATTTTATCGCCGTTTATTCGTGCGCTTCTGCGGTGTTTTATGCTGCTATACCGGCGCTTTATAGTGGATTATTGCGCTGGAATGAGGGTGTAACGTGGGTTTATAGCGTGGATAGTGATAAATGTAGTGGATTATGCTGGTTACACGTGCGACGATAGCGAATGGTTAAACCCAGCATCATATTCAGCGCATAAACGTGTATATCAATGGACGATAAAAAGCCCCATTGAAGGGGCCGTTATAGCGTGAAAATCAGCTCTGTTTATGCTGGTGGATATAGCATATCATGCCCCCATACTATGATCTGCAACGCCACTACCGCCATTCCTAGCACTACATAGACCGTGAACGGTACGCTCAAAAAGTACATGACTATAAGCATGGATTAACCTTTCACCTTAAAAAGCATACCTGCCATCAGTGGTTCACAATCTTTCATCTCAGAGTACACTATTGGCTCACCGCATACAATAAACCCCTCGCTATTCATTAGACCGACTTCGCGCCATGCCTGCGGGTTTGAATCGTAGGTGCCACAATCTAATTTAGGGTTAAGGTATATTCTGCATTGCCCTGCTTGATCTGTTAACGCTGGTTTTATATATAATGTTGTCATGTTAGCCCTTGAACGATGCTTTGCTGGTACCATGCGCAACAATAGCGATGCTCTTCCGCATAGTTACTTGCGTTGCTCCCCCGTTGCTCTGTGCGTTGTTCTTATGCTGGTTATCAACGATTACCCCGTTGCACAAGCCGCAGGTTGAGCACGTAACCCCCTCCCTGAACCCTTCGGTTGATGCTGGGCAGAGTACTTCAGTTTTAAGCAAAGCTTTCTTACCCTGCTGCTCCCAAGTCTTCACATCGATAACCCTAAAGGTGCGGCGCTGGTATAGCGACTGATAAGCGTGAGCACTTGCACGACTATCAGCACTGACCATTAAAGCAGGATCAACCTTAATACTCTTGCCGTCTGAACCCTTGGAGCCGCTCGCGTGACTGTATCCTGTATGGCTAACGCTGTGCTTTAATAATTCATCCCAGATAAATTGAGGGCAAGCGGCCGGATCACCGAAACTACCCAAGCGGATACTCTGACCCTTACCGACTGCGCTTATCTGATCTCGTGTGATGCGCTTGTAAGAGCCGCGTTTATAACTCTTGTAGATAGCTGAAGGTGCAAACAGGAGGTTAACGTAACAACTCCGATTATCTGCCCAGCCTGTAGCTTTGGTTAAATTAGGGGTTCCCTTATGCGGACAATCCCCGCAGATACCACGATCTAGTCCTAGTCTGGATGCTTCGATTGGATTGACGTTATCCCCGCGCAGTATCCAAGTTTGTAGCATCTGATTGTCAGCGTCCCCTGTCTTAGCGTTCGATGATGCTTGGCTTAAACCCGTCAAGATCACTACGATGGGTGATCCGTCGATTAACGATGACCCCTCGTATAGGATGACGTTCGAGGGGCGAACCTTTAGGGTCGAACCGATTGACTGAGGCTTTGATTGCTTGGTTTTTGTGATTGACATAATAGTACTTGAATAATGAAAAGAGAATGAACTATACCCGATTACAACCACCGCTGTTTCAGCGCATAACCCCCTGAACTATCAGGGCATCCATTCCGCGTTCCGTGTGGGGTATCCGTCCCTGTAGGCCACAGCATTGACCCAAGCCTATACACCACCGCGAAGCCCATATCCATTCCGCATCCACTTACGATTAAACCACCCTTGTCACTGTGCTTGTAGTCGGTGATAACCGACACGTAATGATCGATGTTTAAGATAGAGTTATCGCGTGGATCAACAATATAGAAACTGATCCGGCGCGACAGTCCAGAGCTTGAAACGTGCAAGCAACTCGTGCTCACAGTATCGCCGGGTTTAATCAGTGCCTTAAGATTAACGATACACTGTGCTTTCAGTTCAGATTTACCTGTCTTAATAGTCAACTTGGTGCAGTCCATGTGATGCTGTGGGTAATCTGAAGTAAAAACGAAACCATTTGAGTCTTTGAGGTAAGCCATAATATATGCTCTGTTAAATGTAAAGCCAAGCCGGGAAAATCCCCGACTATGCCACCACTTTAAATAGCGGCATAATCTGAAATTCTACTCGTCTAAATCCTGAATTACCATCAGTTCAAGTTGTGCTGTATCAATAGCATCCTGTAAAACTGATGTGAAATAATCGCGCAATGGTGAGCCCTTATAGTAATAAATAACAACGTAATTACTGTCAATGTCCCTGTAGAAAACCTTCGCACTGTGCCCGCTCGCCCGGTGGATTGTCTGGATTAATTTCATGATATGCACCTATCTATTGATTGCTTTGATTCTGTTAGTGTAAGCTCATTAACTAACCTTGCACCGCAAGGCGCTGTAATGCTGTAATAATCCACATCCTTAATAGTCGGTTTTCTGTCCTTTACTTTACCATTATTATCTACTGTAAAGTCAGCCCCAGGTAAGTATTGTGTTTCGATTGTATACTTTCTGTAAATCATATCTCACCTGTTAAAAGTTGAATTAAAACTGCCGCTTTTGTTCGCGTGCTTGCTGGCGTTCTTTTGAGGGTTTCCCCTGCTGTCGCTTATCTTCGTAGTCCTGATTGTTCATATCTTTATTGTAGCTCATTTCGTTGGTTTCCATTTTACTTAGCTCCCTTAGATTTCGCCCACGTACGCTGCAACTTATTCCTGGTTAAGTCACTGGGTTTACCAAAGGAACCAACTTGCATTCTAACCGCGTCAATTCCTTCAGGTGTCTTTCCAAGCCATTGACCACGGCCTGCTGTTGATCGGCGCATAGTGGCGAATTTAAACCACTGGCCTACCTGGATGTTTTCTAGGTCACGATAAGAAGTGATTGTGACTGTTTTAACGTAGCGCATGATAAAGTCCTTTGAATGCAATCCAATTTATACAAGCTTGGATTATACGTTACTTGCATAGTCAGACGCTGGGTTTTTCTGCGCTTTAATGCCGTGCGCTTTTACGCTGATAATATTCATGCGGTTGATACTGCGCGGGGCATCGAATCGAACAGAGCCGCACCGGGTATAAATCAAAAGATAATCCCGCTCAGTTTGAGCCGACCGTTTACCCTTGCCTGTATTGTATTTTGTCACACCTGTACGCCCGTTAATTGTCCTGATTTCGCCGGAGTTCGTGATAAAGGTCACTGTGCAGAATTGACCAGTTTGGACCAAAGAACTAGAGATTTTAGCCATGATAGAAACTCATAAATGTAAGGGTAAAATTACCCGTTAAACCCTCGTTTAATTAAGGGTTTAATGTGTCGCTTTACTGTGCTGATTCTACCCCAAAAGCGGTTGCACTTTGTAATTGCGCCCTAGCCCATTAAATAACTGATCAAGGGTAGAATAAAAAACCACAATGCAAGGTTGATAATTGTTAGAGCTTTCATTTTGATTTTGATCCTGTGCTTGATAATTGATAGAATTCTACCATATTTTTATATTCCTGTGCGTGAGGTAGTAAATTGGAATAAGTGACAATGCCGTACTTATTCACATCCATTACAGCAGTACCTGTACCATAGACACGGTGGCCGCTTGGAGTGCTGAAAATTGAGCGGGTGAAATTCATTTTGTTTATCTCAGTTGGTTGTTGTAAGCCTAGATTCTAACCCTAGAAAATACCCTAGGTTTTCCTAGGGTTATTCCTGTTTAGAAACCTACCTGACTGCGAAGCTCAGCGGACATTTTGGCGATATTGTTACACTCAATTTGCGATTGACGGGTTGCAATGTTGCGCTGGATATCCTGAGCGATTGCGCGGGGTACGTTCCAAAGGCTTGTGATGTTTTTCACGGTGTTGCTGTATTTGATCATTGCGTTAAACCACAAGGAGTTAGTGTTTTTCATTTGTTTCTTTTGTTTCACCTTGCGTTATTGCTTGGCATGGCTAAAGTATAACGGCATTTTGTGCATAAATTCACCCAGTACGCTAAAAGGTGAAAATAAACGTAAAAATAAATCCCAGCTAAATGGCACGATAAATGCTACGCGTATATGCGCGATTTACTTACAGTGTATGAGCCTGCCAGCGTCAGCGGTAGGCGTCCTGGTGTATGAGCCTGCCAGCGTCAGCGGTAGGCGTCCTGGTGTATGAGCCTGCCAGCGTCAGCGGTAGGCGTCCTGGTGTATGAGCCTGCCAGCGTCAGCGGTAGGCGTCCTGGTGTATGAGCCTGCCAGCGTCAGCGGTAGGCGTCCTGGTGTATGAGCCTGCCAGCGTCAGCGGTAGGCGTCCTGGTGTATGAGCCTGCCAGCGTCAGCGGTAGGCGTCCTGGTGTATGAGCCTGCCAGCAATACCCTCTAGTCCGAATAATACTGAACAGTCTAGTAAACGACTGAACTGTACAGTCAGAAACTAACCAATCTATTCTCTGACTGAACGGTATTTTCAGCTATTTTCGAGCAATTTCTAGGGTTTACTGCCCTGAGGCTTTAGTCTAAAACCATTCCAGACCCAAACGGTCTTTTTGAAATTTAAAGCACTGATTCTGTATGAATTAATTCAGGTGTAGAAAAGAACAAAGACTCCAAAAGGGCATCTGGACTTTTTAATCACAAACCCCTTCCGATTTTCTGATTTATTTTGTAGTCTTGGAATTTAAATCTTCTAATCCCTTGAGACTAATCAACAGTTCACACAACTCTTTTGCTTCAGTGTACTTCTCCTGCTTCAACACAGCCTGTACACAATCTAGGATAACTGCACGAATACCTTCAGTACTGAAATCCAAGGTTAACTTCAGATCAACTGTAATATCACTCTTACTGTTCACTGGTTGTATTGGTGAACCACTGCAGAGCTTCTGACTGTGCACACTTGGCTGCATCTCAGCATTTAATTCAGATACCACTTCAAGCATCTCCGCGTATGCATCCAGCCCGTAAGCACTTGAGTACGTACGACCAACCCATCGGACGAATACTTCCTTGTCTGTAACCCCAGATACAACACCTACTGTACTTGATCCAAGCCAACGTACACGTTGATCTTCATAGAATACACTGGTTGGTTTACTCTGTTTCTCTTGAACATAGATGTAATCAAACGCTCGAACACCGTGCGAAGGAGTATAAGCTGAACCTTCCCACGAGATGTGCACGTTCTTAGAAGAATGATCAACCTTAACCACTACACCTTTTACTATAGGTGAATTCTTCCAACCCCAGTACACAATATCACCTGCTTTAAAATCCTCGATACACTCAGCTACTCGGTAATCCTCTGGGATACCGTTTGGGTTCTTTTTGTTCTTTACATTGTCTTTCATATTCACTCCTTACTTGCTTTGTTTAAATTCTACATTCTTACTAAGTAACCACTTCTGTTCCTTCGGATCATCGTACCAGCCTTCACCGTCACATAGAACATAAGCTACAGTCTTCTTAACCCTAGCGAATCTCGTTCCGTCCATTACATCCACCTCATGTGTGTAACCCTTGGACAACGCCCAGTCATCCT